TCACTTCTTGCCCCACTTGGCGAACATGGCCGCGACCGCAGCGCCTGCCACGGCAAGACCGGTTGCCGCCGCTTCAAGGTCAATCGTGACCGTCTGGGCGTTGGCGTCGTAGACGATGCCGGGAACAAGCGCGACGAGCGGCGCGATGAAATAGAGAATGACGCGGAAATATACGGGGTTCATCGCTTGATCCTTTCGATTGCGACCCAGATGGCCTTGACGATTGCCGCCACCCAATTGGCAGGCGGCGTGTCCGGTTCGGCTGCCGGTGGCGGACGCATGAGGGCCAGCATTTCGCCGCCCCGCATGGTGCGCAGGATGCCCTTGAGGTTGCCCTTGCCATCGGTGCGCCAGACCGGAATGGAATCGCCGTTGTGGTCATAATCGCCAGTCTGAAACAGGCGCATTTCAGCCTTGCGCCTATTGTAAATTTCGGCGGGCCTTAGCCAGCCCATAAAATGCCGCGCGGCGTCCTTGTCGCCCCGGTTGATCGCCTTGGTCAGTTGCGCCCGGTGGATACCGCCCGTGTTGAAATCGAAGCTGACCAGCGCGTCGAATTCGTGCTGCTTAAGCGGCACCTTGATAGCTGCGTTCACCCGCGCCTCGTATTTGGTAAGGTCTTGGCGGAACACGTCGATTGCCCGCATGACTGCGGCGTCAACGTCCGCTGGCATGGCACTATTCATTTCGCGCGGATCAAGACCGCCCGCCGCCGCAGTGTGTCCGATGCCGAAAGTCCAGACGCCCACGCTGTCGCGGTAAGGAGCCGGGACAACGCCCTCATGCTCGGCAATCTCAAGTATGCCTTTATCCGATGTTTTCATGCTCATTTCCCAACTCCCAATGCGCCCTCGATCCGGGCCAACCGCTCGCGCAGGTCGGTGAGGGATTTTTCCATGCCGTCGATTTTCTCAGCGAGCGGATCGCGCGGCGCGCGCCCGTTGCGCACGCTCTGAATCCACTGAAACGCCAGCAGGCCCGCGAAAATCCCCGGCGGGCCAAACACGGCCAACGCCTGCTCCATCACTAGGTTTTCCATTGCAACGCGGCTCCTACGAACATGCTCAGGTGAAACGGCACCAGCAGGAACGCGGCGTAGAGCGCGACGGCTATGTCGCCGCCGGTCAGGGCCGCGCTGTAGGCAAGCGCGACGTGCTGGCAGATATGCAGGCCACCGCCAAACAGAACCATCCCGCGCTTGACCGGGTTGATCAGGCCGATCAGCGCCGCGCAGGCCCCCGTCATTGTCAGGAACGCCCAGAACTCAGCCGGGAACGAATACGCGAACTCACCCCATGTCGTCGGGCTGAATTCTGACGCGCCCGATCTGGCGTCAATCCAGAAGACGCAGCCGATCATGAACAGACCTAGCTGCACCAGCCCGTAGATGGGCGCGTATCGCTCAAGCGTGTGCATCCCTGCGATTGACCCTAGCGCGCGGTCCATGCCCTGCCCCCGTAGTAGATTAGAAACGCCGCGACACCGACGAGCGGCAGGAATTGAGCGGGGCCGGTCACGTATCCCGCGTGCAAGCACGATGCCCACGCGCCGATGCCTGCCAGCCAGAACAGGGTATCGGCCCGCATGTCGCTTGCCTTTGCCCCGCGCCGCAAAAACTGCGCCGCTTCCCATGCCACCACCAGACCGCCGGATACCCACACCGCCGGAATGACACCCAAGGGCAACTGCAGGACCGCCAATAGGCTTGGCCCCGCAATGGCCGCATGACCGGCTTGGTTCAAGCTGCCGACGTATGGCTGGTTTGCAAAATCATCCGGGCGGCGCAACTCGGCCAAGACCTCGGACATAAACCGGCGCGCGCGCCCGAGCATCAAAACCGCGCCGCCAATTCGGCCACGCCTGCGGGCACCTCCGGCCAGACCGGATCGGTGCCGGTCTCAATGGCGCGGCGGCACTCGGTCTGCATCGCCGCGACCCATGCTTTCCAGCCCTGCGCCAGCGTCAGGTCGCCCTCTTGCAGACCGGACGCCGCCAGAGCATCGGCGCGGGGGATGCCGTCAAGAACGGCAGCGGTGAACACGATCCCGGCTTGGGCGATGTTCATCTGCGTGGCCTCGGACCCCACGGCGAGGATGCGCGCGCGGCAGTCGGCCTTGATCGTGGTAGCGCGGGCAAGCGCTGCGGCCTGCGCCTTGGTCTCGGCGGTAATCGCTTGGGTGAAATCAATCTGCATCGGGTGTCTCCACGGCGTAGGGCGGCAGGGTCACGGGGCCGTTGCCTGTGAGGGTGAGGGGCGCGGGAAAGAGCGTTTCTTGCGGCGCGTTGGCCCCGTGAGGCAAGACGAGCGACAGGCGCAGCGTGCCGTCCACCCGCTCGACCGGTCCTGCGAACCAGTCGCTTGCGATTGCCTCGCGCGGCAGGGTTGCGCCATCCGGCAGGGGCGTGAAATCAAACACCTCGCCGTTGATCGTGAGCGCATCGCCAGTGCGGCTCAGCGTAAGGGGTGTGTCGCGGCGGGCGGGGGAAAGGGTGATCTGCATGGCGGTCTCCTTTAGAACCAACGGCCGAGAGCGACCGCGATGAATTGCGATGCTGACGCTGTCGAGATGAACCGCATCGGCAGGACCGAACATGCGCTGTTAGTCGAGGAGAACGGTGCCAGCCAAGATCGCCCGAGATTTGGGCTGGCGCCGAAAATCCCCGGCAACGTCCCGCTCGCAAAGCCCGCAGGATAGGTCCAGTTTGTCGCCGCCGATGCGCTGTAGCCCGCGCCCTCTGCGACGTTGATCGCCCCGGTTGTCAGGGTGTGCCAGCAAATCTGCGTGCCATCGGCAAAGCGGACATAGTCGCCGTTGGCGTTGCTGCCCGGCTCGATCCCGGCCCCCGTGGGCACGCCACCGGATTGGCTGACGGTGCCGAGCAGGTTGGACCGGGCAAAGACCTGCGACCCGTTCAGCAACAGATTCGTGACGGCATTGAGGCCCGCACTCGACAGCAGCGCCCTTTGCACACCACCCGTGACCATGCCGATCTGATCGGCAGCGGGGCGACGAAAACCGGTGTTGAGATCGGCGAGAAACGCTAGCCCCGGCTCGGACAATGTGCCATCGCCAAACCGGCCAGAGAGCGGGCCATCCTGCGCCGCCTGGAACACGGCCAGCGCGTCATTGACCGCCGCAATCAACCCGTCGCGCACAGCCCCGAGATTGGCAATCGCATAGGCCCCACCGCTGATCGTCGTGCCCGCATAGGCCACGGCCAGCGTGATCGAGGTGTTGGAATTGACCGATTGCACCTCGCCGATGATCTGGCGGTCATAAACCACCATCATGCCGGGGCTGACATTTGCCACCCACGCGGTGCCGGTGCCGGTCAGCGCGGTGCTACCGTTGGTCAGGTTGATCGTGCCGGTTCTATACCACAGGCTCATGGCGTCCCTCTCAGTTGATGTTGTCGGGCCGCTCGGGCCAGATGATTTGGTCGGGGTCCGTCACCCCGTTTGTCACGTCGCGTAGCGCCTGCCGGTATTCGGCCCACGCGGCCCGCACCTCTGGCGTGACCGGCGCGTCGGGCATCTGCGTCCAATCGCAGGCCGCGAGCAGTTGGTTTCGAACTCTGCGGATATTATGCATCACACCAACCCCGCGATTGATTCCTCTACGGTCCACATCTGAGTGCCTGCCATAATGACAGGCTCCGACACCCCCGGCCCGGCAGGCACAACGGTCCTGACTTGGAGTTCATAGGTGGTGGCGGATGCGTTTGCTGTAGTGCGTTGTTTGACGGAGAAAAACTCTTGCGAGATGTCCAGTGCCGGAACCTCGCGCCTATAGGGAGGGACGCCAGACATGAGCACGCCGTTGCGCAAGATGCGATACTGGATGCTGTTGCTGGCCGCCTCTTCCTTCACTGACGAAATCGCGATGCGGCAGTTAAAAATCATATTCATGTCAGAGGGGCGATTTGCGTGATTGGCGGTGAGAGTCAGGACGGTGGAATAGGTCGTGAATGCGACGGCAAAGTTTGACGCGAGCGTTGTGGAACTGATTACGCCTGTCGCGTTTGGTGCAATCAACTCCTCGGTCACGGTCAGACGCTCGACAAGGATTTCCTCCGCGAAAATCTTGGTAGCGAGGAAATCGCCCGTCACCTCGACCGTGCCGTCGAGCTTGATAAAATCGCCCCGAATGCGGGCGGTCGTCACCGGCTCGGTGATCCCGTCATCCACCTGCACCAGCGACAGCACGTCACCACCGCCAAGTTTCCAGACAAAGCCTGAGGTGATCCCGTCGAGCGTCGATTCGGCAAAGGCGCTGGCCTCGGCCAGCGCGGTCATGCTGCCGTAGCTCGCGCTGATCGTCTGGTTGACGGCAGCGACCGCCCCCGCTGCGTCCACCTTGGTCGCGTTGATCGTGGTGATCGCGCTCTCTGCTGTGCCAAGCCGCGTTTCCTGCGCCGCGACAACGCCGGTCAGCACCCCTGTCTCGCTGGCCCTGACCGTGCTTTCGGCCAGAATCTGCGCCTGCGCCTCGGCGACCTGCGCCGTGAGCGTCAGCCGCTCCGCCGCTTCGGCCTGCAGCCCCTCGGTCACAACGGCGGTCAATTCCCGCCGCCCCGACGCCGCAGCGTCGCGCGCGCCCTGCCCGTCGAGCCACGCGCGCAAAAGGCCCTCCGCTGCTGCGTCATCCGATTGCAGTGTCTCATCTCGCAAAAGCCGCTGGTCGGACACGGCAAAGGTGATGCCAGCCCCGTCCAGTGTCTCGATAGCGATCTCTGCATCCGACAGCCGCGCCTCGGCTGCGTCGAACTCCACCTGGTCGACCTTGAGCGCCAGCGCCCCTTCGGCGCTATCCAACCGCCCGGTGACCTCTGTCATCGTGACCAGCCCGCCCTCGACGGTCAGCGTGTCCGACAAGAGCGTCAGCGTGCCCGCCGCCGCGTCGAGCGCGATTTCAACATCCGTGACGCGCGCCTGCAACTCGGTCAGAGAGGCCAGATCGGCGGGATCCAGANCCGCCGCTGCGATTTCGTCACGAACCTCGGTCAAGCTGGCCTTGAGGCTCACCGTCGCGGCCAGCGCGTCAAAATTCGCCTCGACCAGCGATTGCCGCTCTTGCGTGGTGTCAACCCCGGCAATCCGCACGGTGCCGCTGGTTGGATCGACATAGACCCCGGCATCGGTCAGGCGGCGCGAGAGGCCGAACTGGCTCAGGTCCAACTCGACCAGCCGGTCCTCGATGTTGCGCACCGCATCCGCGATCCCGCGCAGCTGCGGCGTCTCGAAATCCAACCGCTGCAAAAGCGTTTCGCGCGGCGGCTGCCCCGGCACAATCGGCGCGATGTTCGCCCCGATCTCGTCCAGCAGGTCCAGCACCGATTGCGGCGTCCCGGCTTCGCCCAGAACCGCATCGTGCCGGTCAAAAGCCGTGTCGATCTGATCGCGCAGCGCGTNTGCAAGATCGGATTGGGTCAACCGCAAATCCGGCGTGGTCACGCTGAGCCACGGCGTCCATGCGGTTGGGGCATCCGCCACATAGCGCGCGCGGACCTCGTATTCCGTGGCGGCGATGATGTCGCCACGCACCAGCACGCGGGCACCGTCCACAGGCTTGATCCCCTCGGCGACGATCTCCTGCGTGGCCTTCACGCGGACCTGGTATTTCAGGTTGCGGATCGCGGGCAGGCTTTCAATCGTCCACGTCAACAGGATCGCCGGGCGGCGCGCGTTGCCCGCTGCATCGGACAGGCCAAAGGCCGCGACCGAAAGCGGCACCACAAGCGGCGCGGGCGGGGTCTGGCCATTGGTCGGCAGAGGTGCCGGCACATCCAGTTCCGGCCCCCAATCGGTATCGCCCGCCTCGCGCTCGCGCATCACCACGACCTGCAAGAGCGTGTCGGGCCGGTCCTCTACCTCGATGACCTCAAAGGTCTTGTTCGTGTAGCCGTAAATCTCCGAGGTGAAGCTGATCGAATCCAACGGCTCGACCAGGGCAAAAGAGGGCGGTAAGGTCACTTGGAACGTTACAAACCGGCGCGCATCGAGCAGCAGCGAATTCAGCAGGTGCTGCGCCTGCGCCTTGACGCTCACCGCAGGCAGGCCGACGCTCGAAACCCGCTTTTCGCCGTCTTCTGCCACCCAATCCTCATTAAGGATAAGATCGGCCTCACGCCCTTCCCAGATGTCGTTTGGCTCAACATAGGTGCCGGTGATGCCGTTGGTCACGTTCTCGTGGGCTGGGAATGGGGTCTGGGTTAAGGATTCCGTGATCACGAAATCTGCATCCGTCAGGGCCAGCACCGGCGCAGAGGGCGCACCCACGCGCACCCGGAACACGCCGCCGAACTCTGCCATCTGGGCAAAGCTCGCGCGGTTCATCTCTTCGATCACATCGGCGGGTTCCATTTCCTCGACGTTGATCTCGAACCCGGCCACATACTGCTTGCGGTCGCCGATCAGCACGTCGCACTCGTTCATCGCCGCGAACCAGTTATCCAGTGGCAAATCCTCTGCCGCCACTTTGCCGCCCCAGATGTCGCCCGTGGGCAGAGTGATCCCGCGCAGGATATTGTAGTTGATCACCTGCGGGTTATCGCTGAATTCCCACGTTGTCGGATCATCCCACCGATGCGCGCCGGAACCGCCAACGGTCGTATCCTTGCGCGGGTCATAGAACTTGATGCCCTGCACCTCGAAACGCACCGAGGGCAGGCCCTGATAAATCTCGGGATCAAGCGCGAACTCCAGCACCGCATAGGCCGTGCCGCGCAACACGTGATCGGTTGTCCAAGGGCGATCAGGGTGGTTGCCGTAGTGCGTCACCAGCGTCGGATCGGCGGCGGTCTGCGTGCCATCGTAGAACCACAGCCACGCGGTCGGATCGGTATCATCCTGCCGAAACTCGGTCAGGATGCGCCGCCCGGAATTGGCGGGAACCTCCTGAAAATTGCCGGTGCCATTATCCGGTGCCTCGATGTCCGAATACTTGCCGTTTATGATGATCCGCCCGGTCAGGCCGGTAACGGGGATATTCGAGACCTCAAGGATATAGGTCAGGATGCCGTTGTTCTTGAACCGGGAATAGGCAGGCGCAACCGCGTGACCTTCAACCGCATAGGTGCCCACGACGAATTTCTGCGGCGTCACGTCGCCGGTCGTGGTCTGCTCGGTCTGGATACCTTGCCCGTTGACCTTGGGCTTTTTCGCGAACACCTGCCCCAAGAGCGACAGACCAGCGCCCACGATGATCTGTGTCGCAAATGCCCCGAGCGCGCCGAACCCGGCTGCAATCGCGGCAAAGGTGCCAGCCCCGGCACTCGACGCGGCCAGCGCCACGGCAATGGCGGTCGAAATCGGCTCGGCCATAGCTCCGCTGGGCGCTGCGATGAGCGCCGCAAGGATCGCGAAAAACAGGATCATATCTTGAAGGCCCTCAGCGCTTTCAGTCGGGAAAGGTGGCCCAGCCCATCGGGGCGCAGCACGAACACACGGTCGCTGGCAAAGATGCCCATGGCATCATTTTGGCACACCGCCAGATCGCCCACCTGCGCCATCGCGGGCGGGGTCTCCGGGAAGAGGCTGGCGATGTAATCGACGTGGCTGGCAAAGCCGTCCTCGGCCATCACGCGGGCAAGCCCCGCCATGCTGCGATAACGCCCGCGCCACCGCTTGCCGTGATCCGTGCCAGTGCAGGCTTTGACCCACCCGGCCACATACATCCCGCAATCGTGGCTGCCGGGGCGAAACCGCTTGGCGCGCACGGTGGCAAGGTAGTCGATAAGCATCTGCGCCCGGTTCATCCGCGTGTGTCCCCATTACTACTGCCACCGCCTGCGCGCTCATCTGCCGTGGGCGTGGCTGGTGTGACGGTCGTGGGCGGCGGCGTGCCGTTCTGCGACTTGCCTGCCCCCCAGAACACCGGCACAGCGCCCGAGGTGGCGGCATATTCGCGGCCACGGTCTGCGGCGCTGATCCGGCGTTGTGCGGAATCGGATTTCTTGAGCGCCAAGGTGCGGGTCAGGGCACGGGCGGCGCTCGCTACGGTCATTTCGACATCCGCCGCCTGCCCCTCTGCGGCGCGCGGCAAGGGCATTTCCTCGACCCACCCCTTGATCACGCGCACGGGCACGCCCACCTGCACCGCCTTCACCGGATCGAAAAACACGCGATGCACTTCAACAGGTGCACCGCGCAGGTCATAGAGGTTCACCAGATTGACCACAGCAGCCGGGATGCCGGAAAAGCGGATCGTGTGCATCCGCACGTTCAACCCTACCTCGCCCCGGATCGCATCAAGACCAAGGATCGACCCTGCCCCCTGATAGCTGCGCGCGGTCTCGCCAATCGTGAACTGCCGCACGTCAAGGCCGTTCCAAAAGCCGACAGCCTCGATCAGCCCTGTGGACCGGCGGCGGGCAGAGACCCACACCAGATGCCGCGATATGACCCCCGACAGGCTGGCCAGCATCGACTCGGTGGCTGTGCCGTAATCCCGCATTACTGCCCCACGATCTGCACGAATGAAAACTGCGGCCCCTCGGACACGACAGGCCGTTGCACGCCGTAACCGGGGTTCGGTTCCAGCCGCGCCTTGATCACCGGCTTGATCAGCGTCACAGCCGCGCCCGTGGTGACGCCCGGCTGAATCGGCGGCGTGACCTGAAACGACGCCGCAACCCCGAGCGCCGTGGCCTTGATGTCGCTCACCAGCCGGTGCAGCGCGTAGCGCGTGGGGCTGCTGCCATATTGCCAGCCGATCAGATCGCCGCCGCGCAACTGGTAGTTCGCGGGTAGGCCGGATACCGACATGATCCGTGCGTCCGTGCCGTCGAGCGCCGAGATCACTGGCGTGGCGGCCCCCAAAAGCGCGCCGGTCGGGTCCGCTGCCGGGTGCGTCTTGGACGGGTCATAAACCAGAAACGACGCGCCCGGCGTGTCCAACACGGATAGGAGCGCGTCAATCCGGGCGGCGTTGCTGCGGTCGTTCGTGGGCGGCAGGGAAAACGATCCCCGCCACACCGGCTCGCCAAGCTGGGCCGGCAGCGGCACACCGCTTGACGTGCGGTCGATCTGCAAGGGCGTGTTAATCACCAATTGCGAAACCGAGATTTTCAGCCGCTCTTGAAAATCGGTCAAGGCCAATGGATATGCTAAGGGCATCAGCCGCGCCTCTTGACTGGATCAACGACGGGGATAGCGGGTTCTCGAACAATCTTAGAAAGCTCGATGGTGTCGCCGCGCAGAATGACTTCCTTCACTTCTCGCTTGACCGTCTTCAACACCAGAAACGCCCCCGCTGCACCGCCAGCCAAGCCAGACAAAAAAGAAACTGCGATGATGAGAATATCCATTAGCCACGCCTCCGGGGGTCTTTGTTGATCCGGTCCACCGCAACCGACAGGCCCTCGCGCGCGAATTGCTTGATGCCCGCCTGCGTTACCTGCACGGCCACCTCGCCAGATATGCGCCGCACGTCTTGCACGATGCTGCCATTCTCGACGCGGGCGACAACTTCGATGCGGCCACCGCCGCCGCCCTGCATCATCCGGGCCGTGTCCACCCGCGAGGTGACATTGGCCGGGCCGCTCACGATCTCCGGGCCGCGCTCGCCGACGATGCCAAACTGCCCCGCGCCGATGCGCCCGCCCGTGTCAAAGAAGCCCGCGAAAAGACCGCCAAGCGCTGAGCCGATGCCGCCGAATAGACCTCCGCCACCACCGCCAGACGCCCCCGAGAACAGGTTAAAAAGCGCATCCTCTATCGGCTTGAAAGCGTTATCAATCAGGCGGTCACGCAGGTTGCCAAATACCCCCTGCATCGCGCCAGAAAAGGCCTCGGCGTTGACCTTGCCGCTTTTGAAGGCGTCCTTCAGCGGGTCGGTTATGCCAGCCGCAAGTTGCTTTGCTGAGTCCGCAGCCGCCTGAGCGGCCTCACGCGCCGCCTTGGTCATATCGGTTAGGCCCTTCGCAGCTTTCGCCGCTGAGCCGCCTGAGCCGCCAACATCGTCGAGGGTATCCGCGAGAGTGCGCGCGCTGTCTGCGGCCTCGGTCGTGGCGTCGCTTTCGGAATTGATGATGTCCCTAAGCCCGCCAATAGCATCAGACACGCCTTGCCCTGCGTCACGAATACGCTGGCCGCCTCGGTTGATGCTGTCGACAGCGCCGTCAAAAAGCCCATCCGCAAGGCCGCCAAGAATGCCAGACGTATTGGATCGGCCCATCACCCCAAGGCCCAAGGTCTCGCCGAAGGCGGAACCCGCAAGCGCATTCCACGCATCGCCCATGCCGTTAACAAGGGCATCCCATGCTTTCGCGATCTCTGCGAAGGCGCGCACAAAAGAACCGGTGATTGCAGCCGCGACCCCGGCCAATATCTCCGACAATCCCCAAGCCGTATTGCCGATACCGAGGAAGACAGATTTCCCGAGATCGAACACCGCGCTTAGGGCTTCGCCCCAAGAGCCTGTGGAATCGCGCAGGCGCATCATAAAGTCGATCAGCGCGCCGACACCTACGATCAATGCGCCGATCCCGGTTAAGATCATCCGCCGCTGCAAGATAACAAAAGCGGCGGCAAGGGCAGACACCGCAGCGATCGCAGGCCCGCCGATGAAATCCGCGAGACTGGAAAGCCCAGATACAGCGCCAGAAATGACCGTGACCCAACCGCGCGTGGCGCTCACAATTCCGTCAATCACAGCCCGCAGTGCACCGCCTTCTCTGAGGCTGTCAGTAACAGCCAAAGCCAAGGCCCCTAGGGCCGGGACAACGGCAATCGCCATCTGCTGTCCGAACACTCGCGCGACAAGAGACAGACGGCCAATGCGGTCGTTTGCCTGCTCAATAGACGCCGCAACTGGGCCACTCAGCGCGAGGCCATAATCCTCAACATCCTTGCGCGCCTGCCGGATCGCATCGCCGCCGCCTTGCAAAAGCAGGACCATTTCTCGGCTGCGAACACCAAGCGCCTGTAACAGCGCGGTTGCCTCGCCCGAACTCAGGCCGAGGTCTTTGACACGATCTGCAATCAACGCAATCTTTTCATCGGCCTCTAGGGTTGAAATCCCCTCTGCGGTAAGACCCAGACGATCAAGCGCCTCCGTCGTATTCTTGCCGCCCTTGGCAATTTCGCGGTCGATGTTTTGCAGGTTGTCGGTCAGGGCTGAAACCGGAACGCCCGCTTCTTCTGCCGCCAACTTGATTGCCTCGAAGCCACCAATAGATGCGCCCAGCCTCCGAGACGCTTTCGCCGCAGCATCAATATCGCGCGCACCCGCAAGGGCCGCAGCGTTCAGGGCGGTAAAGGCTGCGGCGCCAATCGCAGCAATCTTCTTCACCTGAGCCGCCAGCTTTTGAGTAGAGGATTGCGCCCGCTTCGCGCCCTTCTCGAACTGCGCCGAATCAAGACCGAGGTTGACACGCAGTGCGCCGATCACAGAGGATGCCATTCGTTTACCTCAAGAGGGTTAGAGCCATGAAAAGAAGCTCAGCATTGATGATCGCACTGCTACTGCCGTCACCGGCCATTGCGGGTGCGATCACTATTTCTGCCTGCACGATTGAGCGCCGCGAAACGGTGCAGTCGATCATCTACTGCGATGTCGAAAACAAATCAGACCGAGCCGTTGCAACGCTAGTTTTCAGGGCCATTTTCAAAAGCCCCGACCGAGAAGTGCCTTGGGCCGAAATCGGCAACGATTGGAGCAAAGGGCGCGCTCTGGTCAGAGGCGGCATAGAACCGGGGGAAACAGTCCGAACCTTGATTTCACCTGTCAGCCTGGACAGCCGATCAGACGGGTTGCCCTTAGAAGTCGCCTTCTTAGAAGCTCAGTTCCTAGACGTGAACGGCGATCAAATTGGCGAGACCATTGGGAACGAAAAGCCCCGCCCGCAATCAATGGTCGATAAAGCTCTGTCTGGGGCGCTGTCGCAAGACTAACCGGGGCGCTACTGGATCGTTGCGCCCCATGCAGCGGCCAAAGCCTGCAACATCGCCTGCTGCTGATCTGGCGTTTGCCTCTTGGGGCGCGACTTGCGCCCCACAAAATCCTCGAGCGAAGGTGTCTTTTTGAGACGCGGCAACATTGCCGTGAACCAAACATGCGACCGCTCGCGCTCAATTCGTAGCGCCGCCCCGTCTATTTCCAAGCTGTAGAGCCGGGGGGTGATTTCCCAAAACCGCGCCGGATCGAAACCCGCCGCGATGTAGTATTTCAGCAGGTCCGCGAGGTTCAGGCCGCCCGCGTCGGCCTCTTGCGGTTTCCCGGCTTGGCATCCTTTGCGACATCGGGGAACGCGCCCGCCATGACCGTGCCCAATGCATCAGCATTCTGCGCCAGAATGTCATCGACAAGCCAGCGGTCGGCCTCGTCGGCATGGTGGCGCTCAAGCGCGCCCATAAACAGGTCGCGGACAATGCCCAAATCAGGCATCCAGTTCGGCCCTGCATCCGCAGGAGCATCAAGCCGCTCAAGCACGTCTTGCCCGTGCTTGGCCTGCAAGTCCGCCAGCACCGAAAAACCGATCCAGAGCGTATAGCTCTTGTCGTTCGCCGTGACCGTTACGGCCCCTCTTACGTCAGACATGGGTTACACCGCCGCGTACAGGGTTGGCTTGCCGCTCGGCTTGATCGTGACCGTCGCCTCCATCTTGCCTTCCGGCGCCAGCTCGGGCGGCGTATAGCCCGTGACGATCCCGCCAAAGCGCAACATCACCCCATTGGGGTAGGTGATCTGGTAGTTGCCGGTTTTGGCGTTGAAAGCTGCAAAGAGCGTGTCGGTCGCCGAAGGCACAAAATTCACCGTAAAAGACGCCTCGCCCGCATCGGCCAAGAGCGCGATATGTTCGTGATATTCATCCGGGCTTTTCAGGTGGGTGGCCTGCTCAGTGCCCCGCGTCATGCCGGGAGGCGTAATCGCCATCACCTCCGCCACGTCAACGTAGGTGCCGGGGGTCTCGCCCTCGATACCAAAGCTGGAGTTGTAACCAATATCTGCTGTCGTCATCTCATGCCCTCCAATGGGTGTTGAAATCCATGCTCACGCGGTAGGGCCGCGTAGCCTCGTTGCTGCCGCCCTCGCGGCTGTCTCGGGTGCTGTCATGCGACACCAGCCGGAATGACCCGCCGCGATACCCATGCAGCAGGGAGCGCACGACGCGGGATAGCTGCTTTGCGCCCTTGTAGGTCTCTGCGTAGCAATCGACCTGCAAGCGGCCTTGTGAAAGCCCATCACGGCCTTTTGTTGTCAGCCCCTCGGCATCGTCGATCACGTTCAGCACCAGCCCCGGCAGTGCGGCCCCTTGCGGATGCGCGCCCCAATTGATCCGGGATGCCGGGACAATAGCTGTGACCGCCGCCGATCCTGTCAGCAGCGACTTGAACGCCTCTTCCATCAATCGCCTGCTGGAACCAGCCGATACCCATGCGCGGCAGCGGCTTCCTTCACAGTCTCGAGTCCAAGCAGCGGATGCGCTTGCACGTCCACAGAGCCGACCCTGATTTCAAGCTCAGCCCGCACGAAATCGTTAGGGTCCATGACCAGCCGTAAGCCGGTAACACCATCAATCGTCGTGCCATCCATATTCTCGATTCGGGCGCTGTAAGCCATGCCGCCCTCGCACTTGATCCTGATCATGCTTTATCCTTCCTCAGCCGCTTTAGCCGCCCTGCGCTCTGCCCTCTGGATTGCCTTGGTCACTTCCTCCCAAAGGTTCTCGCTAAGGCGCTGCAACATAGCTTTTTGGTCCTGATCCCATGCAGGGCGCATGAATGGCTGAGGCCCATGGTTGATCGTGCCAAACTCCTGCAAGTGCCCGTGCCGCCCACCATCACCGCGCAGGTAGGACGGGCCGATGAAAAGCTCGACCGAGGACCGATCATCCTTGAACATGCGACGATGCAGCTTGGCCTGTCGACCGTCGAGCTTTGCGCCAACAATAATCGACTGCTTCAATCTGCCGGTCCTGACAGGGGCAAGCCCCTGCGCGATCTTGGCTGTAGGCTCAGCCGCGCGCTTTAATGCACGCCGCAATGCCCCTTTGCCCGCCGCCTTGGACAGATTGTCCAAGTTCTTCTCCAACTCACTCAGGCCCTCAAGTTTGATGGTGACGCTCACTGATCAACCCTCGCCGATGCCGTGATTTCCAGCCGGTCCCGCCGCCCGATTTCCTTGATCCCGGAAATGTCGTATTCCCGGCCTTCGCAGATCAGCCGATCCTTGGGGGTCAGGTCGCGCGTGAACGTGCTTGACCGCACCACAAACCGGGTCGTGATCGAGGCACCAACCTCACCGGCGCGCCACCGCTCGCCGTCGCTGACATCGGTCTTGTCGGCAGGTATTCTCTCGCCATGGTCCGCCCATGTTTCAGCCTGCTGAAACCCGTCATCCGACAGCGAGGCGCGGCGGAACTGAACGCGGCGGTTAAGGTTCACAATCGCCTCCAGCGCAACGCACTCACCAGCGCATCCGCACTCCGCATGGCCGCATCATAGTTGGGGCCGTGCAGCGCGTCATAGTCACGGGACACCATGATCTTGACCAGCGCCTGAGCTGCGGGCAGCCGTTCGGCGGAAAGCCCATATGTCGCTTGAAGCGTGATCTCCTGATCGGTCAGGGCCTCCGGGACAGTGATGCATATACCCATCGCCGTGCGCGAAAGCTCGTTGGCCAGAGCAGTGCCCGACGCGTCTGCGGTCACGTCCGTGGCATCCGGGAACGGCAACAGGTGCGGCCCCGGCCCGGTCACGTCCACCGCCCAGGTCTGCGGCATGATGCAGCGGCCAAGAACTCCGCCATAAGCATCGAGCGTGGCAACGTGACCAGCCTGCAAGGTCGCAATCTTCGCGTCGTCGTCGTCATGGACAACTTGCAGATGCGCCTTCATGTCGAGCAACGACACAGGCAGGGCAGCGGGCGGCGTCACGAGATAGGGGGTCATTTGGTTTCAGGTGCCTTCTTGGTTGCCTTCGTGTCGGAAATCGCGCCCACCGACCGCGCCGCCGCCTCAAGTTCGAGCGGGCACTCGTCACCGACGGCAAACTCTGTCGGGTAGATCTCCTGCGCTTTAACGCCCTTGAAGGGCTTTGCAAATTTGGCCATTTCTGCCTCCTTCTATCGGCTTGAAAAACGGGGCGAACGCGCCGCCCCGTCAGAAAACCGATTACGCTGCGACGTTCTGCGCCTTCAGCGCCTCCGGGTTCAGCAGGCCTCCGCCAACGCGCTTCGTGGTGTAGAACTGCACGAAAGGCTTGTTTGTGTAAGGGTCGCGCAGGATGCGCGTGCCGATGCCGTCGACGATCAGGTAGCCTTGGTCGAAGTCGCCAAAAACAATAGGCTTCGCACCAGCTGCCACGTCGGGCATGGCCGGGACCTCGACCATCGCATAACCCGCCAGCGTCTGGGGCGTGCCTGCCTGGTAGGACGCCTGCCACAGATAGTTACCTTGCCCATCTTTCAGCAAACGAACCGCCGCCATGGTGTTGCGGTTCATGATGAACCGCGCATTCGCCGTGAATGCCGATGGCAGCGCCATCGCCAGATTCACGATGCCGTCGCCGGTCAAGGCTGCAGCCGCACCCGTGTTCGTCGCCGTCACCGCGCCGAAAGGGTGTGCCGCCGCATTGGCCCCGCCGGTGATGTAGGTCAGCAGGCCGTTCGGACGATTGTTTGCGCCCGAACCGGAAACGAACGCCAGATTTTCCTGATAGGCAAATTCGGTCTGCACCTCGCCCGCCAACCAGCTCTCCAGATCAACCAGCGCATCATCCAGAAGCTGCTGCGTAGCCGCCGGATTGGCGTAGATTTCGCCGACGCGGTAGACCAGTTGACCAAAGGTGCCGGTGTCCGTTGCGGGGCGTGCTGCCGTTTCACCGACCCAGCCCGACGAGGTTCCGCGCAGGTTGAACAACTTCGAAAAGCTGCCGGTGCTGATGGTCTGCACGCGGCAAATCTGACGCATGGGGGAAACTTCGATCAGCTTGTCAGTGATCGTGCGGTCCCACTCTGTCGGCGCGACATAGCCGCCCTCTGCGTCGGCGCCCTTGTTCAGAGACGCCTGAACGTCGCCCTTGCGGACGTGCATGGCAAAAGCCTGCGTATATTCAGGGTCGCGCGACCGGCTGGCATTGCCGCCGTTCAGTTGCGCATTCGCCAGCTTGGCGTTCATCTCATCCAGTGAGGCCTGCAAGGTGCCGACATGTGCGTTGACGGCGTCGAGCTTGTTGCGCGTCACAACGTCGTCGAACTTGGCGTTCACGCCTGCGATTTGCTCTGCGTGCGCCTGTTTCATTTCCTCGACCGCGCTTTGCAGTTGGGCGAGGATCGCGGTGGGATTGCTCGCATCAGCGCGTGCGAACATGATCCCGCGCGCGGGGTGTTTCAGTCCAGCCATTGGTTTTCTCCTTAGGCTTTGAGGGTTTCCAGCAGACGCCGAGCGGCGTCCACATCAAAGCCAGCGCTAAGCGTGGCTGTCCCGGCAGCGCTAGGCGTGCCAGCCGCTTCCCTGAGAAGGGTGCGCCGCTCGACACGCGGCATACCTGCTTTCGCCAGAGTTGCATCCAGTCGGGCGCGGGCTTTCATGCCCTGCGCCTCTTTGTCGTCGTATGCCGGCGCTTCAAACGTGGCCTCGGCAAATCCCATTTCAATGGCGCGCTCAGTGCGCAGCCATGTTTCTGCGTTCATCATGGCCTCGATCTCGTCACGCCCCAGACCAGTCCGGGCGGTGTAGATATCAGCCATTGCGGCATCGAATTCCGCGAATGTTTCGGCGGCATCGCGCATGTCGTTCTGGTTGCCCATGACGAGGCCCCAAGAATTGTGCACCATGAACATCGACCCCAACCCCATCTCAATCCGGTCGCCCGCCATAGCGATGATCGACGCGGCCGACGCGGCCAAGCCCATCACCTTTACCGTGACTTCTGCAGGGTGTTCGCGCAGTAGGTTGTAGATTGCCAAGCCCTCAAACATGTCACCGCCGGGGCTGTTGACGTTGACAGTAATCGGGTTCTTGCCGATGGCCCGCAGCGCGCCTGCAACCCGCCGCGCTGTCACCCCCTCGCCAGTCCACATATCTTCGCCGATGACGTCATAGACGCTGATCGTTGCCTTTTCGTCGGCCTCAGCCGCGCGCGGACGCCATTGGTCGAGCGCATCGGCGGGTGCGTCGGGTTGATATGCGCCGGGGCGCGTGAATGCCTTTATCTCAGGCAGTTTGCGAAGGGACATTGCTTTCTCCTGCTGCGATAAGACCAGAGCCTTGCTCGTGCCGACCTAGGCCCACGTGATCGCGCGCCTCATTTACTTCCATCCATGGGCGGTGACCGCCCGATCCAAGCGCGCGGGCCAAGAACTCGCCCTGGTCTTTCAAAGTGCCGCGCAGCAACTCTCGCTCGTCAAAGTCGGGGTAGAATACGCCGCGATCTTGTATCGGCAGACACGCACGCGTAATGCCCTGCTCCCAAACCGAGAACCACGGGGCCAGCCCGAAGCGAACAAACAACATGGCAAGCTGCTCGATCCCGCTGCCCCATGATGTATCATCCATAAACATAAGCGGGCGCGGCACGCCAAACACGCGGCCAATGCGCTCCGTCAATTGCCCGCCCATTTCAAACATTTGCGAACTCTGCGCCGTCGCTGGAGGGAACTCCCGCGACATACCCTCTTCCAACAGCACCGCCCGACCTGCGTTCTGCGCACCGGCATAGGTGTCCAGTGAGGCCTTGAGACGCGCGAAGGCTTCGGCGGTGATCTGGCCGGGGTGCTTGAACGCAACCCCCGCAATCACGCCTTTCTCGTAAAGGCTTTGCGCCGCAATCTGCTGCTGGTTCGCGGTCTGGATGATCGCACCGGCTTTCTGTATCCGCGACACGCCCTTTTCAGCGTCAACCGAAAAGCCGCGAAGGTGAAGAATATCCCCCGGTTGCAACACGACACTTTCGTTCCGCTGCGTCGTAACCCGGTAGCGCAATGGGAACATGCCCCCGTCAGTTTCGATTGACACGTTGCGCGGGTCTATAGGGATCAGCGACGACACCCTGCCCAGCGTTCGCACGATCTGGGCATAAGCGTTTCCGTGCATCAGGAGCCAGCCCTGCATAAGCGCCTTGAACTCATGCGCGGTTTGCCAAGGGTTGGTCTGATATCGCAGCAGATTGTATAGAGGGTGATCGAGAGCCGGGCCTATTTTTCCATTAGACTCGCTACGCCGCATCATTTCGAGTGGCAGCATAGCGATTGAGCCTGTCACCAAATCGACCGCGCGCAACACTGCGTCATTCTGCAAGGCCGTCTCAACAGAGTTGCCGCCCATGCCGGTCCGCACAAACTCCAGGAACTCAGGAGAGTCGAGCGCCACTTGGCCTTTTGGTTTCGTGGCCCGCGTGAAGGGCAACCAGTTTCTAATGCCCATCATGCCTCACAAGGTTAGGACGCCGCGCGTCTCGTAGATGGAGGCCGAATTTGAGGCCACCGGATTCCGCGACATGAGCTGATAGGCGTTCAGCCCCGCGATCAACGGGTCGATCTTGGCACGTCCTGCCGTGAACTTCGTGATCATCACTGCCGACCCCCGTGTTTCCGTTTTGGCATTGCCAAGACACCAGTCCATCATGGGCTGGCCGCCGTGCCGATATGTTCCGTTCTTGAGCTTGCGCTCGATCCCCCAAATCGCGGGCGAGAGCGCCGGGCCCTGCCGCACGGCGACAATCTGATCGTCGGTGATCCCGTTCAGGATCAGCTCATCCAGCATTGCCGATATGCCGTAGGGATCGACGCCAATGGCGTCCCTTTCCGGCAGCAACCCCGCATCCGCGACGGCCTTTATCAGCGCGGCCACCTCTTCGATGTCCTGTGTGGGATGGTCAGGGTCGAGGATCGTCAGATCCCCGGCCTCGGCAAAATCCATCAGCCGCGGCGCGATTTCCTTGCGCACTTCCAGAACTTCGGGATGCGCCCAGGCATGGAACCACGCCAGCCAATCCTTGGTCTCACGATCCCGGCCAAGAAGGCCAAGACCGAACAGGTCATCTAGGCCGCCGCCGTCGATTCCGGCTACAATCACCTCACAGCGCTGCAACATATCCTCGAACGAAAGAACCGTTGCCGCACCGGCCCAATGCCGCGCCGCCTGCCAATCGCCCCCCAACCCCACGCCGATCTCGACGTTGAAGTGCTGCGAGGCCAGAAGGGCCAGCGATTGCGCGCCATCTTCTTTCGCTTGCACGAGCTGGTCGGTCAAAAAGTCAGGATCGACAGACCGGCCAAGGTTCGGATTGACCATCCCCCACGTCTTTGGGTCTTGCCATTGCTTCACCATGGCGGGCGGCAGCTCATAGAGAACCGGCAGGTTCGGCAGTTTCAGGCGCCCGTCCCGCACAGCGCGGGCGCGCTCCAGTTCCTTCTTGAACACCCCCGAAGGCGCGCTCTTGGATTGCGTCGTGATCTGCATCAGGAACCCATCGGGCCGTGATGCCAGAGCGCCCCGCAATTCGACAAAGACCGCCTCGGCCCGGCTCTTGCGCGCGAACTCATGGGTCTCGTCAATCAGCGTATAAGTCGCTTTGCCCCCGGTGATCACGTCGCTGTCAGCGGCCTTGATCGCGATTTCCGCCTTGGTCAGCCGGTGGGTAATCGTGCGCAGATGCTCACGAATGTGAAACAGTTTATCGAGCGTTTCGTCAGCCCGGATGATGCCCCAAGCCTGCTTGAATGCGATTTTGGCAATCGTCATCGTCGGCGCGATCAGCAGCAACTCCGCCTCGGGGCGCTCGTTGACCAGACAGGCCACAACGATGATCGCCGCCGCGATGGATGATTTGCCGTTCTTCTTCGGGATCAGAAGAAAGAACTCGCGGATCAGCCGCCGCTTGGTTTCCGGGTCGTATGACCCAAATATCGCGCGCACCAGGTCGAACACCCACTGTTCGCACACCTCGCCATAGGTGGGCATGCCGATCAGGTCCGGCACCCGCAACCGCTTGAAAATCGCCAACGCTCGATCTGCCGAGGCGTCGAACAATGGCAATTCCGGGATCAGGCTTTGCCCGGTCTGAATTCGCACATCCCAATCGGGCAGCGAGGTATCCCAAAGCTGCCGACGAACTGGAGCGTTCATTGCATCAGTATTCCGCTAACCGAAATCCCATCCAACTCATCAACAGCCGCTTGCCAAGCTGGTCTCTCACGATCAAACGCCCCAGGCCGATAGTCTTTCGAGCACCAGTTTCCTTTGCCCCGATTGCAGGCTTGGCAAAGCACCTGCATGTTGTCAAAGTCGAGAGCGAGATCAGGGCGTAACGAACGCGGCTTTATGTGATCGACCTGAATAACCGCCCCATCGGAGGGTGTTGCACCACAGCACATACACCGGCGACCGTAAGTCTTGATCACCTTCATTCTTAGCGTGGTCCATTCCCAGCTGGTGTAGAAACTATTGTTGCTACTTCTGGACACGCGCTTTTTGGCTTTTGTGTCGTGAGGTTTGAGCGGGTCAATCAAATCGCTTGGCTTGTTGGAAGCCTGCATAGCCCCTTGCAAGGCACCAATATTATTGCGCGATACCAAACCTGCATTGACAGCGGCGATTGCTACAGACTTAAGGTCACCAGAAACCGATAAGTGTTTTTGAAGCGCGCGGTGCGCATCTGTAACCTTGGGGCGATTCCTTCCCCCGACGACTGATCGCCACGCAAACTGCAATACTCGTTTTACGGCGGCGGCTTCTGAAAGCGTCCAAAGTTCAGGGGTCTTACTCATCGCATCAGTTCACACGATTTGGCCCAAGCAGATCATCCCACCCGCCCGAGGCTGCGGCCTCTTCTGCCGCGCGCTGCGCCGCTTCTTTCTTGCCCATGCCGATCCCGGCTGCTTGGGCCTCTTGCTGCTGCGCCTCGAGGACAACCTTCTGACGGGTCAGTCCGTCCCGATCCATCAGCTCGCGCAACTGTTTCATCGCGGTCATGTTGCCATCCTCGATGGCCGCGCGGATCAGGCGAGCGTTGGCCGCCAGTTCGAGCCGGTCGCGCATGATGTCCCGCTTTTGCAGCGCGGCTCTAAAATACCGCTTGAGCGACGGCAGGGAGATTCCCAACGTGTTTGCAATGCGCTGATTGCCCCAGCCGCGCGCCAAGGCCGCTTCCACCATGTCCCGGTCTTTCGGGTCGATCTGCAAAGAGGGTCGCCCACGCACCCCTGTGCGCTCTCTGACGGGGTTGCCGAACAGGTCGGTCGCCCGATCATCCTGAAATTTCGCCGCCATCAGAAAAAAATCTCCGCGTGTTAGAGCCGCCGGTTGCCACGGGGGCCGATCTCCAGACTTTAGACCCCCCCTCCCCTCTGCATGGCCTCTGCCCGTTGCTTGTCGGCGTCATGGCAGGGCTTGCACAGGCATTGCAGGTTGTCGTCATCCCAAAAGAGCGTGGGATCGCCCCGGTGCGGTATCTTGTGGTCCGCCACCAGTTTCGAACTGTCGGCCTCGATCACACCGCACATCTGGCATGTGAAGAGATCGCGCACCAAGCAGCGCCACCGCGCCCCGTTGGGCCGCGCCTTCCAGCGCGCCAGCCCATACCACTTGCGCCATTCAAGCCCGCGCCGCGCATCGTCAAAGCTGACATCGAGCTTGCGCGGCCCGGATGGCAACTCACGAACGCGCGCCGCCATTGACCGCAAGCGACCCAAACCAAACCTCCGATGTCGTGATTGCCAGCACCTGGACATGACTGCGCCCGGTGGCGGGGTCTCCGCTCCGGGCGCAATTCGTGATGATAGTAGATTCTGTAACTTCTCCGAGCCTAAGCTGTCAAACCCTATTTTGTGGGGCGCACCAGATCAAACCCCCGCATGCGGTCCAAAGCGCTACATAGCGCGGCGCGCAGGGCCTCACGGCACCGGGTGTTGATGCCCCATCCGTGCCGCTTCAACACCGCCTCAAGGCTCAGCCCCTCGACGCAGACCTGATCGACCAGCACCCGCGCCAATATCACGCGCCGCTTGTCCCCATCGGGCCGAAACCGCCGAACTTCCTTGGCCAGCCCGTTGCCGATCCGCGCCCGCAGGAACCGCAACCGCTCGATGTCGCGAAACACCGCCGCCTGCACACCCTCACCGCCCGAGCCACCACGCCCCGCCGCCTCCAATGAAGCACAGCCCAGACCCGAGCTTGCCACCCGCTCGACCAGCGCGGCATACTCACGCCCCGCCTCGATCTGCCCCACCGAGAACGGCGGCACAAAGCTGGCGTCATCGCCGCCCAACCTCATGTGCGCCTTGATGGCATCGCGGGTCATATTATCGAACGCATCCGCCACCCGTGCGGCCTTGCGCCCCTTGTGACCCGTCGGCACCGAGCGATAGTTGCCCGCGTCAGTCTTAACCACCTCACGCGGCGTAAAGGTCATCATTGGCCCCCGCGCTGGCGCAACCGGGATGCGCGGCCCACACTCGACAGGCGGGGCAGCCCGGCTCAGCATTTCAGCCACCCGCGCCCGTTCCGCCGCCGCTACTGCCTTGCCACAGCGCGCCACCCCGTCCGCAGCCACATAGACCACCTGCCCCGCCTTGATGAAATCCTGCATGTTGTGCCTCATTTGCTGCTCTCCCGCTCTGCCAATTCCGCAATCTCCTGACAGCGCCGCAGCGCCGCCACACGCCGATCCCGCCACATCGCCTCAGTCGGGCCGAGATCGTCGCCCCGCGCCAACCGCCCCTCAAGGCTGCGCAACTGGCGCACGTTCGGCTCGGCATCGGTCTTGATCTGGCTGACCGTCCAGGCATTGGGCCAGCGCCGGTTGCGGCGCAGCTCGCCCAGCAACTCCGGCGCCCACCCACCGGCAAGCGCATCGGCCCCGAGCGCACTGGCGAATACCGCCCTGATCAGGGGGCTGGCATCCTCAGGCGGGGCCTGAATGTCAGACGCCATGTCGAGGATCGCATTGGCAATCGGCATCTGGTCGCGCAACTTGCCACCGGGGCGCGCCGCCGCAACCTCTTGCAGCGCCTCCAGATTGGCCGTGGTCATGTAGGCCAACCGCTTGCACAGATCGTCAACGCTCGCCTCAAACTGATCCTTGGTCAGACGCGACGGTTTGGCCAACCCACGCTTGAGCAGCCCCTCGACAAGGATTTCCCTCACCCGCTTTTCGCCGCTTGCCTGTTCGATGCTGTCCATGCCCCTTGCCCCTTTTCTCAGCAAATGCCCAACGCTATCCGCTCGGCACTGTCGAGCAGATCACGCGCCACGATGCAGGTCTGGACCCGCACCGGGATTGCCTTGGCGTTGACCTTTCCGCCTTGCCGAACGTGCCGCACGATTTGCAGCGCCTCGTTCACCTCGTCGCTGGTGAAAAACATCGGCTTTTCCGCAGCCGTGTCGGCGGGCGTTTGGTTAATTACTGGTTCTTTACAGGTTAGTCTCCAGCCCACTGGAGACGGACCCCCCCCTTTTTTTGGAGACGGCTCACCCCTTTTTTTGGAGACGGCTCCGACTCCAGATTTTGGAGACGGCTTTGGCCCTTTTCCGTCTCCAGTTTCTGGAGTCGGCCCTTGTGCTTCGCCCATTTCAAACCCCAATATGTAGTGGGTCGGCTTTTGCCGTTTCGTCACGCCATCGCGCGACTGATGCCGCTTGATCAGCCCCTTTTCCTCAAGACCGTTCAGTGCATTGTTCACTGTGCCGTTGGACGCCCCGGTCTTTTCGATCAGATAGCCTTGCGTCGGAAAGCACCCCTGAGACGGGTTGTGGCAATCGCACAGGTGAAACAGAACGCGGAACTCGGACGCGCTCAGACGATCCGCAGGAATGTCCGACAGCCAATTCGTCGCCTTGTGGCTCATTTCCAGACCCTCGCATGCTGCGCCCGCTCAACGGCGGCCACACGGGCCAAGGCGGCCGCATAGACCGCCTCTGGCGACACGACAACGGCACGGCGCTGCGCACTCAACGCCTCTAACCGCGCGCGCAATTCCGCCCCCAAAGGCGCACCAACCCGCAAGCGCCGCGCCAATGTGTCGGGGTGACAACCGACCGCCTGCGCCGCCTGCTTGACGGACGCGAAATGCAGCCCGCAGAGCGTGACAGGCTTTGCCCTGGCCTGATTGCCGCGCATCCCAAGCCCCACGGACTCGAGCCTGCCGCGTGCGCGCGCCATGTAGATGTTTTCACGCGTGACACCAAACGCCTGCGCCGCAGCTGCAGCACTGGCATAGGTCACGCCCCGTATCGTGATTGGCCCACTGCCCATCTCTACCCCCGTCCCGCGCCTGACGCGCGTGTTGCCTTGCCTCTGCCCTTAGAACCGCGTGCGCGGGCTCGCCTTTGGCATCTCTGCCGACCGCAGCTTCGCCACCTCACCACCGCAGGCCGCATAGCCCGCAATATCGACCCAATTGTCGAAATGGCCGGGATTGCCCCACGCCCGAACCGTCTTGAGATCGACCAAGAGGATGGCCACCTGTTCGGGCGTAATCTCGACGCCCAACCGCACCGACCAGAGCGCGGCGATCTGCGCAAATGACTGCTCCGCCGCGCCATGGGTCGCGGCCCGGTCGACTGTCACGGCCTGCGTCGCCGCCGCCAGAATTGCCGACCGGACGCTCATCGCCCCTTCCCCTTGCTGCGCGTGCTGACATGCGCGCGCCGCGTCGAATAGGCCGCCGCCTTGGGCGACATGTGATTGCCGGAAATGGTCCAGAGCTTGCTGGCCGGGATCACCGTGGCCGAGACCGGCGCGAACAGCTCACTGAGCGGCATCTTGTCGTAATCCTCGGGTCGCACGGCCCGCAGCCGCGTATCGCCATCGCCATTGGTAACTGTGGTCATGCTGAAACTCTCCTGTTGGTCAAAGCCCCGCAAAAGCCCCCGGCGCGGGGCTGGAGGTCCGCACGCCGGGGAAGGTGACTGAGGCAGAACCCCACGGGGATAAGGCCACCCGTGGGCAGGTAGAGCGCGGGCCGGGCGCTACTCCGGCTACTCCCGTTTTCTTCTGCTGGTGATGTTCCATGCACCGACCTACGGGGTGGCATGTGGTCGGGTGCCTGCGTGTCTGCATTCCACGCCGCCGCGCTCTGGAGGTGTGTGCTTGATGTAGGCTGTCGGGCTTCATCACCGACAATTTCGAGCCTGTGCCACACACCACCAGAAAGCGGGTGCCGGTCTCTCCCGGCTGTCACGTCCATTCTCTCAGACGTTGCAGACTGTGAAACGTCCACAGCCAAACCTACTCGGATCGCCCCCGGCGGCGTCTCTCTGTCCGATGTTCCCGTGAGGTTCGCGACTGATCCTTTCGCTTGGTATCTTGTCGTGGCGGCACTCTCGCAGCCGCCACGCTTCGCGCATACCTCGTCTCGCGTGGGTATGATTGCGCCGGTTCTCTCCGCATTGCAGGGCGCTGCAGGCACCGGAAACCCCGCCCACCCTCTCTTGAACGCTACCGCGCTCGGGGCGCGCGTCGACATCTCTATCCGTGCCCGATCGTCACCGGGCAGAGGGACGGACTTAACCGACGCGCGGCCAGAAAGCGGCCAGAAAAGCCCCCCCAGCCGGGGGGCCGGGGGGCAGTCCAACAGGGAGGTAATCGACGCAGGGAAACCGCTGCGCCCCGGCTCTGCCCCGGCAAGGGAAAAGGAAATGCCGGGGAAGCTCATAGCGCCACCTCTGCGGTGGCCGCGTAACTCAGACGGTGCCGCAGCGCGACGGTGAGCGCCTCATTCACCCGCGCCACGATCCGCAGGCGGTGCCAGCGCTGCTCGACCGCCACACGCGGCAGGCCCATATCCGCCCCGATCCGCGTGAAGTGATGGCCCCGGTCCTTGCGCGCCAGAATGTCGGCATCGAGCGCAGGCGACCACTTGGGGTGCGCCACGGCCCGCAATATCCGCGCCGCCTGATCTGGGCTCATTTCATAGGCCACGGCGTCCGGCACGGTCTTATGCACCGCGACAGCCAGCGCCTTGCGGCCATAGCGCCGGTGCGTGGCAAACTTCGTGCCCGTCTGCCGCACCAGCTTGACCACGACAGACCGATCACAGTCACAGAACTCTGCCGCCTCTGTCTGGTTCATGCCGCGCGCGGCACATTCGATCAGGCGCTTATGCAAATCACTCATGCCACAGCCTCGAACTTGCCCACCTGATTGCCCCATGCGGTCCAGCCGACACGCGCGCGCCGCGCGAACATCTCCAACCGCGCAGCCTCTGGCCAAGCCGCATCAATCGCTTCTTGCAGCGCCTCGGGCTTGCGGCTGTGCTCGCGCGTGGGGGCCTCGATCACGGAATCCGAAAACGGCGCAGGGCGCGGACAGGGGAACTTGCCCCGCTTGCCGATCAGCACCAGCTCATGCCGGTTGCGCGCCCAATAGCCCGTCGCGATCCGGCTCTTGACCCAAACGATCTGCGAGACATAGCGAAAGCCCCAAGCGCGCATCACATCCAGCCCGCCAACCAGGTGCGGGACCGTTACCCACATGAAACAGAGCGCATCCCGCGCGGCCCAATCCCGCACCGGCAAAGCGGCAATCTCGGGCACCGTCATGCAGGGATAATGCCGCATCGCGTTGCGACCGGGCCGCGCCACGGAATTCGAGGCAAACCGCCACGCTGGATCGGCGCAGATGATGTCGAAAGGGCCGAAATCGAGCGGCGCGGTCATGATGCCACCGCCTTTCGTTCCGTCAGCTCGGCAACAACCTTTCCCAGCACGATGGCCTTGGCTGGTGTGCCGGTCTGGCGGCTGGTAACACGCGCCTCATCCATCATCGTGAGAATGTCGAGGCCGTCGAAAATGCTGGCCAGATCAAGCACCAGAAACCGCTGGTTCATCGCCAGAGCGGGCAGCCAGACCGACAAAACAGGCCCGCCATAGCTTTCTATGTGATCGCCGCTCTCACTTTCCCGGATTGCCCGAAGACCGCCCGTCACGGCGTCGGACTCTCCGTTCTGCACCATCTTGCGGATCAGGTTGACGGCATAGACCATACCGGGGCGCTTGCTCGCCTGTGCGGGCCTTGACGTGCCAAGACCGCAGCCAGCGGCCTCGACCGCCGCCTTGCAATCCACCGCCCATTGCGTGCCTGCCGCCAATTCGGCGCGGTAGATCGTGGGCGCGTCCATTGAAATGCGGTCGCGGTTGATCGCGGCAAAGCCTGCCGCCTGCTCGGTCGGCGTCATCGGCACCGTCATGGCGGGCAGCTTTTCAATCCCGCAGAGCGCGGCAGCATGGGCGCGGTGCTGACCATCCACAACGGCCAACTTACCCCCATCGGTCGGGGCCACAAGGATCGGCTGATATTTGCGCCAGTCGAACCCGTTGGCAATGCGCTGGATGGCGCTGCGACCCTTGGCAGTGATGCTGCGCTGATAGCGCCGGTCAATCACCAGATCGGCCAGATCGGCCCAGATCAGCATCGGCTGCGGTTGATCCGCCAGCGTGGCGGGCTTGAAACCCGCGATATTAATCGCCTCGACGGTCATGCCGCCCACCACCGGGCAGGCATGCCCCCGTCGCGGTTCTCTGGGCGCGCGCCGGCGCGCGGCTCAGGCTCCAAACGCAGCCGCGACAACAGCCCCTGCACGCGCCCATTGCTCCAACTATTCCGCGTGATCTCAGCCATGCGCCGGCGCAATTCAGCACCTCTCAGGCCCTGACGATCCGCCAGATCGAGCAATTCCAGCGCCACAATATCCTCTGACCGGCTGTAGTTTTTCGCTGGCATCACCGCACCCCCTTGAGCAACTCAGCCCGCCGCCGCGCAAACGCTTCGGCCTCTTGGGGGCACAGCACCTGCCCCCGCGCCGACAGCGCCGCGCGCATCCCGTCCAATTCCTCGACCGAGGTTTCCGCCGCGATCTTGTCGATCAGCGTCACGGTCTGCCCCGCGCGCACCTTGGCCAAAAGCGCGCTCATGGCATCAACCCCAGAATGGAAAGACCCACCGGAATGGCCAGAACGGACAACCCCATCAGGGCAATGCAGCACACAAGCCCCCATGGCTGGCCCAGCTCCTCGCTCAAATTCTCGGGCGCGGTCAACGCCGCCGCGTCCTGCTGCTGCAACCGGGCAATCTCATCCGCCAAGGCCCGCGCATCCGCCACGCTCAGCGTGAACTTGGTCTGCACCTCACCAGCCCCACAGCAGCGCGCCATGATCGCATCATCACGCAGACCCGCGCCGATCTGGCGCAGCATGCCAGAGGCATCGGCAACCACCGCCTCACGCCGCCGCAGCATAACCTCGCGTCCCAGTGTCGGGGATACCATCACGCCGCCCTCCTGAAATCCGGGGCCAGATGCCGCGCGAACCCCTCGGGGTCCACCACGGCAATCACCGCCACCTTGTCGCCGGTCGGGCGCGTGACACCCTCCAGCCAGTTGCAGGCCGTGCGCTCGGTCACGCCATAGGCCACGGCGATCTCCGCCGCACTCAGCCCCGTGCCGCGAAAATACGCCCGCGCCCGATCCGGAAACGCCCGCGCAAACCCCGCCAGATCGACGGGACGCGGGCGGAAAAACATTTCGTAAGACATTGCATCCGTCCCTCTGCCATCCTGATCACATGGACCGCGATCAGGATTTGAAGCAGCAAGGGAAAGGACGGGACGGGGGGTCATGCCAGACCTCCCTTTTCGCTATTCAGCACAAAATCTGGACAGTGCACGAAATCCGACACAAGATCAGCGGCGTGCCGGGTGATCAGACCCGACACGCCCAACCACAGGTGCCATACATCGGAAAGGACACCACCCATGGAAACCGAAGACAGAACAACCGTGCACTTCGCCGCTCTGCAATTTGTAAAATCATCGGCGAAAATTCCCTCACGCAGGGAAGAAGCGGATGGATCAATCACCATCTCGGGCGGTCGCCCCGCAATCGCCCCACACTTTTCGGCCGATTTCAGCATCACATTCCATCCCGACGATTCGACGCAAAGACCGGTTTATCTATCGTGGGGCTGCACAGTTCCTGCCCAATCCGACAGCGACAAAGATCGTCCGTATTCAGAAGTCGAGGCCGAGGCATTTGCCGTCCTGTGCGGTCAAATCTCGGCTCTGGCAGCAGACCTGCAATCTCAACTTGCATCGCAGCAAGCCGCCGCTGCAGAGGGCGCGTCACCCTCAGACTGACCAGCGCCCCGGCGCCAGCACCGGCGATCAAAGAAAGCGCGAGACATGCGAGGGGATAGGTCATGCAGCCCCCCGGTCTTGTTCGGCTGCTGCTTCGGAAGGGCCCGCAAGCAACGCAGAATATGCCTTCGTCACGCTACCCCAAGCACGAAAAGAGGGCATGAACTCGCCTCTCTTCCATCGGCCCCATGTTGTTTCCGCAATGCTTGCCCGACGGCAAAGCTCTGCAACAGAAAAACCACGCTCTGCCAGCGCCGCCTCCATCTCGGGAATGTCATTGGGGTGAACCATGCATGCAGACCTTTTGTGCTTTTAAGCACGCAATATGCATTTCTGCACCAATGCAGTCAATGCACAAATGCAGCATGACCATGCATTTTCCTGCAGATACGTTGGGCGCTATGAAAGAACACTGGACCATCCGATACCTAGAGTATGTAAAACAGCACTCAGGCAGGACGCTCACGGCTATCGCCCGCGAGGCAGGTATCTCATCGACTACACTGACCCGACCAGTCAACGATCCCGATCACCCCTACGAGGTGAAAATCCAGAACATCGAGAAGGTTAGCCAAGTTACGGGAATACCATTCCAACCATTCAAAGATAGTGACGCCTCAACACTTTTGGAAATCCCCAACGGCGACCCCGCCCCGCAGGGTGCGCATCTGGTGCCGATCTACAATGTCGAGGCCAGCGCCGGGAACGGCGCGCATATCGGCGATGAATACCAGGTCGCAAGCCTGTCCTTCCCCGAGGGCTACTTGCAGCGCATCACCCGCGCCCAGCCCCGCAACCTGGCCGTGATCTCGGTCAAGGGCGACAGCATGATGCCCACGCTCTGCGATGATGACATCGTGATGATCGACACCACCAAGCGCGATCTGAGCTATGATGGCCTGTTTGTCATTCGCGACAATGGCGATGCCCTGCTGATCAAACGCATAGGCCGCGCTAGCCGCAGCCACCACATCACCGTGATCTCGGACAACCGCGATCACTACCCGCCCGTCGAACGCGCCCTCGGCGACATCGAGGTCATCGGCAAGGTGATCTGGAAAGGGGGCAAGGTATGAGCCACAAAGACCCGGAGTCGGAGCGTGTGGTTTTGCCTCATCAGAAAACCGTTGACCATCTCCAGAAACAAATCAACGAACTTAAATCGCTGGTATTGGGCCAGATAGACACTGACAAGCTGCTGTTGCGCGCCCTTATGGACCTCGATCTAATTGACTATCCGAGCTTGAAGAAAGCGCTTGAACACCTTCGAGAGAAATACTCGGAACACGGGCCAGCCGAAGAAATGTTCTCGGGCATGATCACTTCTTTTGAGACTTCACACGGACCACTTGAACAGCAGGACTCTTCGCCACAGCTGAGACTAGTTCGGCCAATGCCGCCAGATCACGACGATTGACCAGAACCTCAAGATTACACTTGTTTTCATCCATTGCCTCAGCCTCAGCCCCGCCATCGCGCGGGGCTTTTTGAGTCCGTCAGCCCATCGCTGACCGGGGCACTGTAGCACGGCGATTCGCGGCAGCATATGCGGTAATGCATTTTTATGCATTCCTGCATTGACACGTTATATGCATAACTGCATATTGCATCCATCAACCCGATGGAGCATCCCATGTCCGACACCCCGAACGACAAGCCGCAACCGGACGCCTTGCGCCAGCAGATCGAGGCGGTCAACGCCGCCTGCGACGAGGCGCGCTCTGATCCGGTCTCAGCTGTCCGCATCTCTTTTGGCGAAGACGCCTGGCTTGACCTGCACGCGGACGGCAACGGGCGGCTTTACGCCAATGCGATTCAGCTACCCGCGCGGCCCGCCGGTAAACTTGATACGGTCAAACGCCGCATCAATCAGCTTGGAACCCGCCTTCTGCGCCTCCTTGGCCTCTCGGGATAAGGCTGATTTTTGATGTTCACTTGGCCCGAAAGTCATCAGATCAGCGGCTTCAAACCGGCGCATCGTCGCGTCATAGAGCGCCTCTCGCCAGCCGTTATTGCCCTGCGTGCGGCCCAGCAGCACAAGCGCATCGCACAGCGCGTGCCAGAGCATGAAGGACGCAACAACGGCGTCCTCTTGCCTGATCTCGAGATCAAAATCGGGTTTCTTGTCAGTCATCTCAATGTCTCCGTGGAAGGTGCGTTTCTTCGGGGATGTGGCGGGCCGCACGCTGCAAACATGCGGCCCGCACCTGACCCTATCCGCTTTTCCACACAAATCCAGCCAAGCCGCGCGCCGCGCGCCACAGGAGGCATGACCATGTCCGACACCCTCCCCGATCCCGCCGCGATCCACTTCATCCGGGCCATGCGCCGGGTCGCCATTGCCCGCCTCTGCGAGGATGGCGGCGAGGCGGGCGTGCTGGGCCAGATGACCGATCACGGCAACCTCACCTGCACCGCCACACCGGGCAACATCACCGGCGACGGCGAGCAGCTCTACCAGACCCAATTCGCCATCAACGGCAAACCCATCTCGATGATGGACGCCGAGCGCATCGCCATGGGCGAACCCCTCGACACCCCCAGCCATATCCGCTGACCCGAAAGGAGACCACCATGACCCGCCCGACCGACACCCAAATCGCAGAGGCCCGCAAGCTGGTCTCCGATCCGGCCCTTTTCGGCCCCCGCCCCGGCGCGCGCGGCATCGCTTGGGCAACCCTCAAGCGCGCCCGTGGCCAGACCTACGATTTCACCCGCCTGCCCATGGTGCGCCACCACACCGGCGTGGGCCTCACGCTCACCGAACGGCTCGACGAAACCGCCGAAGACCGCCGCCGCCGCATCCACGCCCGCGCCGCAGAGCTGGGCATGGGCCCCTATGGCGGAGATGCAGCAGGAGCGCCCCCACAATCCAAAAGCGAAACATGAAGCCCGGCGCACCCGGCGTGTTGCTGGACCCACGCCTTTTGCGGCGCGGTGAAAAGATTGGCGGCGGCTTTTTCGTGTTCCGCCGCACCTCCGGAACGGGCCGCATCCGCGCTCCGGAATGGCCTTTTGAGCACCCAAGCCTAGGGGCCGCCATCGACGAGCGCGACCGCCTCGCAGCGAAGCACCCGAATGAGGAATTTATCGTGATGTTCGAGGTCCGCACATGAACACGCCAAACCTGATCCCCGACCGCGAAACAGAGTGCCGCATCTTGGCCCTGCTGCAATGCACCCACGCGATGCTGGCCGAGACCGACCGGCTGGCCGCGATCATCGCCGAGCTGATCGGCGAAGACCCCTCGGGCGATACGATCACCGAGGCCGTCTACAACGCCCAAGACCCGGCAACCGCCGTAATGTTTCTGCGCGGCGATCTGCCCACCGCAGGGAGGGCGCACGCATGACCCCCCCGCACAAATGGACCAGCGTCGACATAGCCCGCCACACGGCAGACGCCATGCGCGACGATGCCAACGAGTTCTCGGGCCTGCCACGGAAACACCGGCCCGCATACTACGCCGATCTGCGCAACGGCGGCCTCATACCGACAGAGCCCCCACGATGGCGCGTTTGGGCATGGATCGCAGGCGCAGCGGTTGCCGGTGCCCTGATCGGCGGCATGACCCTGCCCGCCACGCCCGCGCCCTATACCGGGCCGGGGTATGAGGCGGCTTGCCGGGGAGGGTGTTGAGGATGGCCGAGCAATCAAAAATCGAATGGACGGATCACACGTTCAATCCGTGGGAAGGGTGCCAGAAAGTCGCGCCCGAGTGCGACAATTGCTACGCCGAGAACCGCGATCAGCGCTTCACAGGCGGCAAGCATTGGGGGCCAAAAGCACCACGTCGCCGCACTAGCCCGAGCAACTGGAACAAGCCGCTGAAATGGAACCGCGATCACGCGGCCTTTTTCGCCGCCCACGGTCGCCGCCAGCGCGTGTTCTGCGCCAGCTTGGCAGATTGGGCCGACAACGCTGTGCCGCAGGATTGGCGCGTCGATCTATTCGATTTGATCCGCGCGACCCCGAACCTTGATTGGCTGCTGTTGACCAAGCGCCCGCAGAACATGACGAAGATGCTGCCCGCCGATTGGGGCAACGGCTGGCCGCATGTGTGGCTTGGCACCAGCGCCGGAACGCAAAAGACCGCCGATCAGAATATCCCGCACCTGCTGGCCACCCCCGCCGCGATCCGGTTTGTCAGCGCCGAGCCGCTGCTCGGGCCGGTCAACATGCTGGTCACGGATGCACGCGGTCACGATATTAGCGCGCTGCGCGGCATTGCCTGCGACCCAATGGACCCGGATAGCCCGGATGAATATTACCGAACCGGGAAAATTCATTGGGTGATCGTCGGCGGTGAGAGCGGCCCCAAGGCGCGACCGATGCACCCTGATTGGGCGCGGTCCCTGCGCGACCAGTGCCAAGCGGCTGGCGTGGCGTATTTCTTTAAGCAAAATGGTGAGTTCGTGTCTGTGAGCGAGGTAGAGGGGCCGGGGGATCACTACCGATTTCCTGATGGGGCAACCGTCCGTCGCACGGGCAAAACCCTCGCCGGTCGCACTCTCGATGGCCGGGAATGGAACGAGGTGCCGACATGCCCCTGACCTTTCACCAGCCCCACGATTACGCAGGCGCACGTATCGAGGCGCACTCGGGCCGCATGATCGTCGGCGCGGTGTTCCCCGGCAATCCCTGCCGCTGGTCTCTGTTCCTGACAACCCACCGGTCGCGCGAAGGCGTGGCCAAATCCGAACTCGCCGCCAAGAACGCGCTCATCGCCGCATGGGCCGACCTGCTGCGCGCGGCTGATTTGAGGGAGGGCGCATGATGCGAGTCCTGATCGCCTGCGAAACCTCTGGCATTGCCCGCCGTGCCTTTTCGGCCCTTGGCCATGACGTGTGGTCCTGCGATCTGGAACCGGCAGAGGATGGCAGCAACCGGCACATCATCTGCGACGTGCGCGACGGCATCCTGTGCGATGGATGGGACTTGCTGGCCTGCATGCACCCGCCCTGCACCCGCCTCTGCCGATCCGGGCGGCGCTGGATGAGCGGGCCGGGGAAATGGACCGCGCCCAAGAGCCTGCCCCGTGGCCGCACCCTGGACGATCTGCGCGACGAATTCGAAACCGGCGTCGAGGTGTTCACCGCTTGCTGGACCGCTCCGATCGACCGCGTGGCCATAGAGAACCCGGAAATGAACGACCTTGCCCGTGACCGCATGCCGGTCGATCTGCCAAGCCCTCAGATCGTGCAGCCGTTCTGGTTCGGCGAACCGGCCTACAAGGCGACAGGCTGGTATCTGCGCGGCCTGCCACCGCTGACCGAGACACAGCGCCTGCCAGAGCCGGAGCGCGGCAGCGACGAATGGAAACGCTGGAACCGCGTTCACCGCATGCCCCCCGGCCTCGAGCGCACCCGCCTGCGCAGCCGCTCCTACCCCGGCATGATGCGCGCCGCCGCAACCCAATGGACAACCGCAGCCACAGAGAGGGACCGATATGGTAACGCCTGAAATCCTGCGCGAGATACTGCGTTATGAGCCGAAAACTGGCCTTCTGTTCTGGCGCGAAAGGCCGCAAAGGTTTTTTCGCAACTACCGCAGTTGCCGGTCTTGGAACGGCAAATTTGCTGGCACCGAGGCACTCAATTCAGCGAACGATAGAGGCTATAAGTGCGGGAACATTTTCGCAAAGCACTATGCGTCTCATCGCGTCGTTTGGGCGATTGTCCATGGCGAGTGGCCCACCGAGCAGGTCGATCACATAAACGGGGATCGCGCAGACAACAGGATTGAGAACCTACGCGCGGTTTCATCGTGTGAGAACAATCAGAACAGGCAGATTCCGTCCAACAATTCGAGCGGCCAGATGGGAGTAAGTTGGCACAAAAGCCAACGCAAATGGTGCGCGAGCATAACGGTTGCAGGGCAGAGAAGTCACTTGGGTCATTTTAACTGCATAACCGCAGCGAAGTGCGCCCGCATCGCCGCTGAGGCCAAACATAGATTCCACAGCAACCACGGGAGGGCGAGAGCATGAGCAAGTGGGAAGCCTCTGGCAAATCAGACGAGTGGTTCACGCCCGCTTACATCATGGATGCGCTTGGGTGCCGGTTTGATTTGGACGTCGCCGCTCCGATAGATGGCCCGCGCCACTTGTTTTCTTACAACTGGTATCACCGGATCGACCGCAGCTTGTCGCGGCGTTGGTATGGTTTCGTTTGGATGAACCCGCCATACGGCGGGCGCAACGCTCTAATGCCTTGGGTGCAGAAGTTCATCACCCACGGCAACGGCATTGCGCTCCTGCCGGACCGCACGTCTGCCCCATGGTTCAAGCCGCTCGCGCAGGCTGATGCACTTTGCTTTGTCCACAGCAAAATCAAGTTCGAGCGACCAGACGGGACGCTTGGGGAGTCCCCCGGAAATGGGTCTGTGCTGGTAGCATGTGGCGAAAAGGCAGAGTTGGCGCTGATGCGCGCAAACGGCGTGATTGGCTGGACCATGACGCCGATAGGAATTGCCGCATGACCGCCCACCCCCACACCGCCGCTCCCCACGGCGGGCAGGCCAGCGCCGCGCCACTCACGGTCTCACCCGGCGCTGGCCGATAACAGAGAGGATAGAGGAATGGACACGACACGAAAAGCTGTGGATCAGTTGGGAACTTGGATTGCTGATAACGCAAGCCCGACAGGAATTGACTTGTACAATAAGGCTATTAAAGCCCTTCTCACCCGCGCCGAAGCCGCAGAGGTGAAAGCTGTGGATGCAAACAGGCGCGCCACAGATATGAGCGACCGATACATAGCAGAGTATCACGCCAAACTTGCCGCAGAGGCCGAGCGTGACGCGCTTGCGGCCAAGCTGGCGCTGGCGGTGGAGGCACTGACTGAAACCACAAAAGCCTTAGACGATATTATCAACGGCGAAGAATTCGGCGAAAGTGACAGCAAGAAAGCCCGCGCTCGATTGCACAAATCAATACGCACAATCGCCCAACTCACCGCAGACACGATCCCCGACCGCCGCATAGAGGGCTGGAACGCGGCGATTGAGGCGGCGGCGGAATTATACGAGGGCCAATTCGACAGGCTTGCTCGCCTAATCCGCACCATGCCCTGCCCCTACACGCCCAAGGAGAGCAAAGACCATGACCAGTGAAATACCAAAGCAAACCACGAATATCGACAACTGCACATTCAACACAAAAGCCGGACTGAACAAGGAGACTGCGAGAGCGGTGCAGTCAATAGCCGATGCGCTCAAGGCAAACGCCGAAGCACTTGAAATGCTTGCCCGGTCAATTAGCCTAGAAAATTTCAGCGCGTGTGGCATTCGCATCGACGGGCCGGCACACGGCATCACTCAAGCAGATTTGGACAGGCTCAATGCAGAAAGTGCAAAATAGTATGACCAGTAAAGCGGCGAACAACTGGAAGACACCAGTTATTCTTGACCTCTGCGATCATCTTGCTGCCTGCATGGTTCAGATGGACGCGACCGAGGCAATGAAAGACAACCTTAGATGCGTCAAAGATCATGTCCGTGAACTGGAAGCGCAACTCGCCCTTGAACCGGCCCCCGTGACACCGGCAGAGGCGGCAAGGGCATTAACTGGACATGGTGATGAGGTGCTTCTTGAGCCGTCTGTAATTATTGGAGAACACCTGAAAAACTACGGCTACGGCGTCCCAATTTCGGCGATTCGCGCTGCGATCCGCGCCCTCGCGGATGCAGGGGAGGCGGGGTGATGGATCTGGTCCCAATTTTGAACGCAGCCATCAAAGCGACCGGCGGCAACCCAAACAAAGATCATGTTGATGCATCCGATCTGGAGCGGGCGCAAAAGGCGCTGAGGTATGTGGATGCCCACATATCAAATATTCTCGGATATACTGAGATTGCATCGGTCACGCTCACTCACACCCCCGGAGACTGACCCATGCCCACGCGCGGACAAGTCAAAATCTACAAGCCCAGAAAGGCAGAGGCGCTCGCCCTCTGCGAAGCACTCTATGACGGTCGCTGCACGTGCCGAAAGCTCAGCCAAGGGCCGTGCAGTTCTTGGCTGCAAACCTTCCGCTGGTGTTACTCCGCAGGCATTTCTGACGTGCTGACCTATGAGCGCGACCGCATTGCACGCGGTGAAAGGACCTGACCCATGCCCCTGCCCACAAAAGACCGCCTCGCCGCCGAACTGCGCGCCGTCGCTGACAAGGCTCAACCCACCAACGCAGCCACATACCGGGCGCTCGCAGATCGCGCAGAGACTGGCGAGTTTGACGACTATGGCGACGTGCATGTGTGCGGCCCGACTGCGCTCTTTATCGAGCTCAGCAGGGCTGGCCTGACTAAGTTTGCGGCCCGTGTCGCAGCCGGTGAATTCGACGCCAGCCGCGAGGAAAGCGAGGCTTGGGCGCGATCCCAGACTGACCCCGAAGTGATGCGCATCATGGACGCCATGGGCATCGGCCCGGATAGATCAAAGGACAACTGACCCATGCCCGCCGCCCGCACAACGGAGAGACCCATGACAATAGAGGCGCAGATACAGCAAGCGACCGCCACCATTGCCAGCCTCGCAAGCGAGGTCCGGGCGCTGCGTGAGTTGATCGCCCCGCCGAGCGACATGCTGACGGTCGCAGAGGCGGCAAAGCGCTTGGGCGTGAGCCAAGACACCATCCGGCGCAAGGTGCGCTCGGGGGAACTGAAAACAAACGGCATGACCGGGAAGGCAAAGAGGGTGAAGGTATGAGCGGATATATTGCAATTGTAGCCGGGTCTTACCTAGCCTTTATTGCCTTCATTATGAACACTGAAAACTTTAGGTCTTCTATAATCTTTCGCATAGTTCCGGGCTTGCTTGGTCTCTTCCAAATCGCGGCGGGATTGATCGCGCTTGGTTGGGTTCAGTAGCCTAATCCAACCGCTGCGCAATGTCCTCTGCGGACTCGCGGTAATAGGTATTGCTGAGAATGCGCAGATCCCGGTGGCCGCTGATCTTGGCGAGCGTCAGAACGTCCACCTTGCGCGCCAGAGCGGTCAGAGCATAGGCGCGGGAATCGTGAAACGTCAGCCCTTTGATCATCGCCTTGGCCTTGATCTTGCGAAAGAGCGCGTCAAGCTGCGCGCTCGATAGCCCGAACACCGGATCACGGCCCACCAGAGGCCGCAGCAATTCAACCGCCGCCGCCGTCATGGGCACGTCGCGCGCGGTGCCGTTCTTGGTCATAGGCAGGTGCGCCACGCGCCGCTCAAGATCTACATTGGCCCATGTCAGCCCGCATATCTCACCGGCCCGCATGGCAGTCTCGCACGCGAACCGAAAAGCATGGAACGCCCGCCCGGTAGCTGTTGAAAGATCATCCCCGGCAACATGGGCCAGAGCCTCGATTTCCGCCGCCGTGGGGAGCCTGTCACGCGGCGCAGGCTCTTGCGGCTTGCGCACCCCTGTCATCGGGTTGTCGCGCATGAGGCCCCATTCCTCGCGCGCCTGCGTGAACACCGCGCCGAGCAGCCCCATTTCCCGCCTCACAGATCCCGGCGCTACCTCGCGCGCCCGCTGGTCACGCCATTCCGCGATGTGTTTAGGCTCCAGGTCGCCAAGCCGATGATGCCCAAGGTCGCGCCCCATCTTGGCCAGCCGCATGGCCTCCCAACGGTGCCCGCGCTTGGCCGGGGAAATCTCGCGGGCGTATCGGTCCAGCAGATCAGCCAATGACATCGCCGCCGCGATCTTGCGGCTATTGGCGATCTGGTATTCCTCATGCGCCGCCCAATCTTTCGCGGCTTGGCGAGTCGGGAATACCTTTGACTTGCGCACGCCCTTGCGGGCAATCTGCGCGCGCCAGCCTTTGCCGTGCTTTGTGATCGAGGCCAT